TAATTACCTTGAGCCATAGTTAAATAGTTCCAACGTTTGTTAGTCAAACCTAAATTGGTTGAACTAGAAAACAAACGTGCAGTCATAACACCAAAGTCATAAGGTTGGTCATCTCTAAACAATGCACTATGAGATACACTATCAAAGAAATTACCACCGAATCCTTTGTATTCTGTTACTTTAAGAGCGGTTTTTCTTTCCATTTTATTATTATTTTATATAAGTTCTAATTCTGATAAATCTACTTTAGGATTTCCACCCTTCGATGATTTGTTATTAGCTAGTGATGAACTAGACCAATACTTTTCTACAGTATCTTTAACTCCCTTTACTGAAGGACTAAATGCTGATTTCTTGTATTTATCTAAGTTTATATCTTCTCCATCATAATTAGCTAAGAAGTCTACTAATTTTACTAATGCTTTAGGATTCTCAAACAGATGTTCCATTCTAGTCTTAAAGTTACCACTTGTAAACTCATGAGCAATTACTTGCTTATGGTCATCTCTCCAATTAGTATTATTTAATACTTGTCCAAAGTTTTGTACAAATACTTCTTGTTGTTGTTGTTCTACTTGTTCTTGTTGTCTAACTTGTTCCAGTTGACCATTCATTTCTTGTTGTCTAACTTGCTCATCTTTTCTAAACTGTCTTATTGATTCTTTAGCTAATTGATTTCTATCTTTTAAGTAATCAATTCTATCTTCAATTTCTTCATCATCAAGACCTTCAGCTTTTAATGAGTTAGTAAGATAGTTCTCAGCTAAATCATTATCATTCTGTAAATCCTGTTCAGTAAATGAAGGTGGTTGATATTGCATCAAAAAGTTAGCTACTTCTTCAGGAGTTACATCATCCTTTAGTGTAGCATATTCAATAATGGGTTGTAAAAAAGGTGGAAAGTTTTGTATAGCACCTACTAATGATACTTGAGCTTGTTTATCTAAAGCTTCTTTCAATGAATCAAAAGTACCATCAAACTCGTGGTCGATAGTAAGAAAATTATTATCCTTGTAATAATTAAAAGCTGCAACAGCATTGTCATCCGTATCAACATTATCTGACGATTCATCTTCAGAATCATCATCAAGATTGTCATCTTCTTCTTCAGGAATATCATCATTGACTACTTTATCATCAACAACTTCATCCTTTTCTTCTTCTTGTTCTTCAAAGTCGAAATCCAACTCTGGTAGAAAATCATCTCCTATTTCCATAAGCAAATATATTTTATGTTATTCAATTAATTCTATTTAGATGACTTAGTATTCTCTTTTTTAGAAATTTTAGCTATTCTTTCTTTACTAGCTATATCTTTCTCTTTAATATCTAACTCTCTATCTTTTTGATTCAATCCTCTCATAGCTCTATAAGCCTCAATATGGTCTGGAACTCCATCTTTATCTGCATTCAAATCATCAGTAAACTTATAGACATCCATAGCTTTTATTTCAGCATCTAATTGTTTAGTTAAAGTGATTTGTTCCATTTTATTACTATGCTCTTGTTGTTTCATTTGTGCTTGAGCTTGTAATTGTTGCTCTTGCATTTGTTGTTGTTGTTGTCCTTGTTGCTGCATTCTTTGTTCTTGTTCTCTAGCTGCTGCAGCAATCATCTTATGTACTTTTTCTGGACTATCACCTCTAGTCATTGCCATAACTAATTCTGATATTCTTTCAGCTCCTTCTCCAGCATTTTGTGCTAATGGTTGTATCATTTGTGTCATCATTTGACGATACCTTTCATTATAGTCACCATCATGAATAAAGATTCCTAAATCTTCATGATTTAATAACTCTGGTTTAATTCTTATAGTCTTTTTCATTCCATCGCTAGTAACATAGTTTAAGAATGTTTCTGTTTTTTCTGGATTGTTTTCAAAGAATCTACGATAGTAATTACTAAACTGTGTAACATATTCATTTACAGTTTCTTTCATTACTAATTGATGTAGTCTAAAGTATTCTTCAGCCATAGTATATGACTGTGCTATAGCTTGTTGATTATCAGATACATTAGAACTTGGAGAATAAATACCTTCAGCTTGTGGTGGTACTAACATTTGCATTCCCATTTCTCTATCTATCAAATCTAACAACTGTTGCATATTAACTATTTCACCAATAGAACCAGCTTGTTCAGCTGTTACTGCTGTAGTTCTCTGATTGTTTGGTAGTCCTGATGTAGTAGCTGTTGGGTCATAGTAACTATCTCCTAGTGTACGTCTTAAATATCTCCATACTTTTAGTTTATCAGCACCTTCATATAATGGATTACCATTTTCATCCATAGCTAGATAATCAGGAATCTGACTAGCATCAATATTCTTTATATAACCTTCGTATTTAGCTAACTCTCTATTCTGTAAATCTTTAACAAATGTATATTGTAATAGTGATGGTAATGCTCTTTCTACTAATGATATAGATTCAGCATTTAATCCTGAGAATATTCTACCTTTACAAGATAACTCAAAATCATAAGGATTATCAATAGATAATGGTTGATTAGGAACTTCTCTCATATCAGTAAAGATATCATAACCATATCTAGTTATCTCATATCTTCTAGGTATATACATCTTTTCAGCATATACTACATTACCAAATTCATCTATCCATTCGTATCTTTTAGCTTTCTGATTATATCTATTAATAATAAATGTAGTAGCTGCATCTTCAGGAATAGGATATTTACTATCTACAACTTCAGTAATTACTTCATTGTATTCATTATACATAGTAAGAAATATAACTTCTCTATAAGCCTTAAACTCTAAGTAAGTTTTCCATATTAACTGATTAGCTCTATATCTTCTATCTCCAGATGTTCCTGTTGATTGTCCTATGTATCTATTATCATGAAACCTAGATTCCATTCCTTCTTCTACACTAAGATAATTATATTGAGATTTAGCTTTACCTCCAGTAACATCCCAAGAGCTATTAGGAGTTAAATAATTAGATGAAGTATATCCTCGTAGTCTTTCAAGTACATCATCTTCTACTTTACCTTCTAATTCATCAATAGCTTCTGTAACTGTAATTGGCGTTCTATACCACCAATAGTCTCCTTTCTCTATTCTTTCTTCATTACTATTCTTATGAAAACCACAATGGAGTGTATTTAATACCATTGGATGTGGTTGTCCATTCTTTTCTATAACTACCATAAAACATCTATCTACTGCTAGTACATGTTTAAATGATAATGACTTTAATGACTTAATATCAAACTTTACTTTAAAGTATTCTACAACATCATTATAGAATATTTCCATCTCACTCTTAAAATTCTTTATATCTATGTCTTCAGGTTTAGGCATAGTACGCATAGATTCTTCAATCTGTTCTGCATTAGCACCTCCAGCTTCTAGTTGTGCTTGGAATATCATTAACTCTTGATTGATTGCTGCTTCTAATACTTTCTTGAGTTCTGAATCTTTTGCAGCATTATCTCTATCAGATAATAATAATACATCAAAGTTATCACCTCGTTTAAGCATTTGCCCAACGAGATACATAAACTTAGGATATAGTCTATTGTAGATAACTATTTCTCTATCTTGTTCAAATGGTAACTTGAACATATCTCCTTCAGGATTACATAACTCATATAATTGTCTGAACAATACACTACCATCATTATTAAGAATAGCATAGATAAGCCTATACTTCTCATAAGATTCCATATTGGTATTATTAAAAGGAACGATAGTATTCATTACACTTTTATACCAATCTTCTGATTTATTTTTTTCTCTTAAGTTGAATACCGCTTCCATCTATTATTTATATGATTACGTATTGTCTGCAATGCTACAGTTTTCGATTTATTCATCATTCTATGATTCTGTTCACCGATAGCTAATGTTATTCCTAATAACGCTGAAACACCATCAAAGTTTCCTTTTAATGTATAACCTTTTATTTGCCTAACGGTAAATATACATGGAATTCTTTCTAGGTTAGAATATTCTATCCCATTAATTTCTTTTTTTTCTAAAAGCCAATCTCGTAGTGCATCTATCAATGATATCTTTGCTAGACTATTTCCTACTATATATCCAGTCTGACTTACAGTTCTTGAATAGATAAATTGTCCTTGTTCGAATTGTGGTCTAAGACATAATAAATCAGCTTTCTTTTTCTTTAGAAAATAAGCTCTAAGTCTATCTCCTCTATTAGCTTCATACCATAAGTTTCTAACTGGATTACCATATAGTGCCATTCCCATTTCTAGTATCTCATTATATCTATCTATACCATCTAAGTTTTTACCTATGTATGTAGCAGCCATATCATTTCCTGGTAATCCATATACTTCATACTTAGGATTAACAATATAATATGCAGCACCTAATGAACCACCTTTATCCATCTCATCTGATATATATGGGTCATGTAGTACAATAATAGCATCATTAGGTATTACACCATTTATCTTTAGTTTATCAGGACTTATATACATCATAAATTCACCACCTAATTCATCTCCAGCTTTAATTGGAAAGTCGTAGATTGGTTTACCATTTGTTTTAATCTGATAATTAACACCATATTGTGCAGCACTATCCCAATATAATTCTATAGCTGAACCTAGTGTTTGATAAGTATTATCATGTATTAATGCTCGTTCTCTTTCTTCAGCTTCTTTTATAGGCATTAGTGAACCACCTTCTGATAACCACATATCTGTGATTTTCAATGGGAAGTTCATTCGTTGTCTTATTAATACTTTAGGGTCTGTAGATTTAGATGCTTTCTTTTCTTCTTGTTGATAAAACTCTATAGATTTAGGTATATCTGTATTACCATCTTTATCTTTAAATCTCTTATCTGTAATGTATGCTGGTAGAAATAAACATTGGTCTTGTTCACCATATCTAAACTTTAAGCAATTATAGTCTTCAGGATGTGTGAATATCTTCATAGCATCATGTAGCGTTTCTATATTACCTGAAGTTCCAATTCCCCATTGTACACCAAACTGTTCACCATCTGTTTTAACTACTGCTGTATTTGATAACCATGCTTCTATGAATAATTCCATCAATCCTATCTCCTCATATACTATAAGATTTCTTCTACCACCAGCTCCTGATTGTCCACCATCTCTTTTGTTTGTAGAATAAACATTATGATATAGTGTAGAACCAGTTCCTATTTCTTTCCATTCATTCTTAATCTTTACTGGCGTTGTATTACGCCACGGATTATCTTTATTATTAGCACTAATATGTCCAGTCATTCGTTTCCAAAATGGACATGGTTCATATTCATCATCTCCAGGTTTACCCCATACTCCAAATTCATGATTTAATGCTAACTCATCTAATGATGATTGTATCTTTTCAGCTAACTCACTAGACTTATCTTTTCTTCCTGAACCTAAATCTATTTCAGCTTTTAATTCCCTTCTAGTATCTCCAGGTTTATAATACTTCTCTCCATCGAATATTAATTCAAATAGAATACACATTAGTGCAGCAGTATATGATTTACCACCACCTCGAGAACCAAGTATAACAAAGTTTTTAGCATCATTATAATATAATGGTCTTCCTAATGGTTTATCATGTAGTTGAAATAGATAATCTCTAGGATGTATAAATTCTTTTAAGAATCCTTTCTTATTAAATAGTGTAATCTTTTCTTCTAATACTATATGATAAGCATCAGGATTTAATACTTTCCAATTACAAGTATATTCATCATCATCTTCAAATCCTGAGAATCCTTGTGCTTCAAGATAATAGTAAGCAATATGCCATTCTATATCTCTAATACTAGGTTTAAGTTTTAATCTAGCTTTTGTTTTCTTATCAGTTTCTACAATAGTACAATAGTTACCATAGAATCCTAATCTTCCAGGTACATATCTATATTGACCAAACTGTGGATACCAAATACCTTCTATACATTTAGACCTAACAGTTTGCCAAAACAAATTATAACGAGGGTCATCAGGATGATATCTTTCAGGTTTAAATTGATTGAGTATTCCTTCTAAGTCCTCTATTCTAATCCATTGGAATTCCCACTCACTATTGCAAGTAGTTACTTTAGCTACTACTTCTGACATATTCCTTAAATGTTATCCATGACCAATCAAAGTATTGCATTTCAACGTAATTAGGTTGATACATAATTGGACAATCTTTAGCTGTTATATCATAGTGTCTATAAACATTATCTATAGTCAACTTATGTCTTGCTAGTAATACATTAATAAGATACTTAGTATTCTTTAGTGTATCTGCATAATTACTATTTGTATTAACACACATTTCTATACCAATAAAATAGTTATTAGCACTATCTCCAGCTGGAACTAATTGTCTTCTAATAGGTAGATTAGCTCGTCTAGGTTTATCACCTACATGCCATGCTACTTCATTATCAGGAATCATTTGTATAATATTCTTATCATCTACTACATAATGACAACTAGCTTGTACTGTAGTATGTCCAAAGTATTTTAGATGTGCTTCTGCTCCAGCTGTAGGTTTTACATTAGCAGTCCAATGTACTATAATACCTTTTAATTGTTTTAGTTTTCTTCCTGGTCTATTATTATCTACCAGTTTTACTTGTATCTCTACCATAAGTCTCCTTTTTCAGATTTAGTTAATTTAGAACCACCTTTAGCTCTTGCTGATTGTTTATCTTTAATAAACTCTTCTTCTATCTTTTGATACTTTTGGTATATAGATAGAGAGTCTTTCTGTAACATATTTATCTGTGTTGCAGTACCTTTTATTACTATAGTCTTATCTCCAAGAAACTCTGTAGTATCTAAAGTTAATTCAGTATCAGCTATTAGTTTAGCTCGTTTGCGTAATTGATTCTTTTCTTCTGCATAAGCTCTTTGTACAGCAGTCATACATTCTAATGGATAAGCTTCTAAGCATTTAACAAAGTCTGGATTATCCCAATCTAAGTCTTTAACAAAAGTTTCTGATAACATTTTTCTTCGTTCTTCAAATGCCATTCTATAGTATAGATTATCATGTTCATCAGGGTCACACATAAAGAATACAGTCCACATTTGTCGTGATGAGAAATCTTTGTCTTTAGACTTATCTTTATCATACAACAAATGAAATGGATAGTATATCTTAAACTGTGGATTTACTTCCCAGAAGTTAGTAGCTTGGTCTAGTATTCTATAGTTTATCTTAATCATCTTGTTACTCTTGCTTTAACAATATACTCTGTGGTATTAATCTTTAATAGTACGAATTAATCTCCAACATATATTTCATCAAGTTTTAGTCTGAATAAACAACGTTTTACACTCGCAGATATTTCACTCATTACATTCTTAATAGCTTCATCTTTCTCTGTAGCAATAGCAGATTTAATCATATTATTTAAACCTCTAAAGTAAGTAATTACATCATCTGATGGAGGAATATCTAAAGACTTAGGTTGTACAATATTAAACGTATCCATCATATATATCTCTACTAGAGTATCTACTAAAGGTTCTATTTCACCATAATAATCAGCCAATGCTTCATGAGTTCCTAGTCTTCTAATAGTCCAATGTTTATACTTAGCGTATATTAAACTCTGTACTATTGTTGCTACTATTTTACTAAAATTTTCCATCAGGACATTTTTTATTAGTTAATACCATTTCATCAAAATCACAACCACATACTAAACAGTAACCAATTTCAAAGCATGGCTTACACCTTCTAGCTTTTTCTAATGGGTGCATTTCAGTCATCAACCAAAGAGAGAGTTTGGCTTTCACTATGAAAACCAAACCCTTCACTAAATCTTTAGGATGGCTTATCAGATACTTTCTCACTAAACTTAATTTCAAGACCGATAGTTTTTAATACCATTTTAAGAATCATTCCAAACATTCCAGTAGGTAAACCAATTTGTAATTCTTTACCTTCACACTCAATAAAACTTTCATTCGTTTTGTCATAAACAAATTGAACAAGTTTTACTGCTGTTGCATAGTTAAGAACTACTTTACCATCGGTATTGATATACTTATCACCGAGTTCTGACATAAATTCTCCCACATTAACTGTGTGACAACCTGCCTTCTTTACAAATTGAGCCATAATTATGATTTTTTAATAATTAACGTAACATCATTAATTGGGTCTACAGCTAAATAGCCAAAGTGTTTATTACTAATATCTGTTGGTGCTTCAAAGTCATACCAATCAGATAGAGTAAATCCATGAGCTAAATGAGCTGGTGTATCTACTGAAGGTTTTTCAGCTAATACACATCTTCTATTTATCTCTACTATATCTCCAGCTTTAATATGTGTAACGTGTTCAGGAACTGCTACTACTACACACTTTCTTGAAAATGCCCATGGTGAATCTATTGTTTGTCTAATACCAATACCATTCTGTGTCATTTCTTTCATTGGAATCTTTGGAGCAATAATTAATCCTGATTTAGTTCTAGTTGCTTCAATATGATAAGCTCTTACTACAGCAATATGTACTGGAGTGATACTCTTATAATCTTCATCTAGCACATTAATATTACTATTATAATCCTTAATGAGTTGCTCTGTCTTATCCCAATGGTCAGTAACTCTTGCTAAATCAAAACTTTCTTTACCAACTTCTGTTGATTCACCACCCATTCCAGTAAATAGAATCTTTCTATTAGGGTCTGGAAAGTTAGCTGCTGCAAATTCTGCAACATTTACACTCATTGCAGGTTTATCATACCTCTTCTTTGTCATAATACTTTTTTATAATGTTATTAATATATTCTAGTTCTTTACTTTCTGGTCTGTGTATCTCTAGCTTTTTACGTTTAGCTATTAGTTTCCTATCTTTTAAGTTAAACTTACCCAACCATTCCAGTAGTACATATTTAGTATTCTCTAGTGGATTTCGTAGTATATGTTTTAGCTTTAGTTCGAAGTCTTGAATAACAAACTTTACTACAGCTTTACTTTTACCACAATCATTAGCCACCATTGAATATATATCACTTTTACTACTTGGTAGCATAATTATTTATATGAAATGAAAATACAAATTGTACATTTTCTTGATTATCTACAAAGGTATGAAACTTTATTAACTTATCACTTAAAAACCCGTAACTATCTACTAAGTTTAATGACATCAGTTCTTTCTTGACTTGAGTAAGTCTTGGTGCTTTCATTCTCAAGTCTTGCATAATATCTACAGAGTAAGGTTTAGCAAAGTAATTTCTAGTAGGGTCTTTAGCCATAATATAAGATATAGTTTCTAATGCTCTATCTCCAAACTTGAAATTCTTTCTAAGACTAAGTAACTTAAAATAAGTTTCCCAGAAATTCATCTTACTTATACTTTGTGTAGATAATGCTTGTTGTCCAACTTTTCCAGTTAGCAAATTTACTTCCATTTTATTATTTGTATTCCAGCTGTTAACGATATTGTTTTGCTTATCATATTATACTGCATACCTAATACATGATTCTGTTTAGTTTTATACATTAGTCCTAAAGCATAATCTTTATTAGTATAAATAGTTCCTGTAAATAACAAACTACTATTCTTTCTTTACTTTAGTATCAGTAACAAATTCTATACCTAATCCTTTGTTATCGAATACAGTAAAGTAAATTGTAGCTAATATCATTCCAATAACTATTCCTAGTCCGTATTTCATTATTTCCATGATTAGAATTTATTTTAGTAAAGGTAATAACTTTCCACCATATTTAAACTTATTATTTTTATCTTTATTACTCATAGTACTAGCTGCTGCTCCTGCTGCTATAGCTCCAGGAACTATTCCTTTATATATGTTAGGATTATTCATATCAAACATTCCATTATTACCTATTGTTGATTTTGGATTATTTGAAAAAGGTATTACCCATTCTCTATCATAATCTGGAGAATATGAATCATATTCTTTTTTAAGATAATTACCTTCTTGTAATATTTTATTTTCTGATTTAATCATTGAGGTATTTTCATTATTTAAATATTCCATTTTTTTAAAAATTTCTTCTTTTTCAATATCGTTTGAATTTTTTAACTTATTTTGTAATTCAAAATAATCTCTTCTATTTTTTCCAAAATCTTGTGGAAGAAATTTATTTTGAGGATTGTTTGAGTTTATATATAAACTGTAAGGATTTGTCCCAAAACTTTTATTTGGAGTTGTGTATATTCCTTTTCCATATGTTCCGTGCTTAAATTTATTTTCATCAAAAAAGTTAAAATTGGCGTCACTTTCGTGATAGTTTGTTTGTATATTACCTTTCATATCTCTGAGAGGATTAGGAAAACTTTTTTTAAAATTATTACTATTCTGTTGTACAAACTGTTCGGGAGTTCCTTCAAAAGAAGAACCATCTGGATTTTTCATCCAAGTATTATTAGCTTTAGAAGTTTGTTCTATAGTGTTGTACTCTTTTATTAATTTAGGATTATCAGGAATTTCTTTATTCCATTTACTCCAATCTATTTCTGATTTAAAAGGTTGTATTGTATCACCAATTTTAGACATTATTTTTGATGATTTAAATAATTTATTTAATCCTGGAATGGCTGGTAACATCATTGCAAGTTTAGCAACTTTAGCTCCAGTTCCAGCACCAATAGCATTAGATGGGTCTGCTACCATACCAGCTGCAAAACCTAAAGTATTCTTTAACACACCATTAGGTAATTTACTATCAGCTACAACTTCTTCTGGATTATTATATCTATTATTAGTTAACTTTCTAGTCATCATTCTCTGTGGTTCAGCCATCAACAATCCAGCTGTATCTAATATTCTATTAGCTATATTAGGATTAGCTGATGCAGTTGCCATTCTATCTCCAAATGAACTATTTCTACTACTACCAGCAAAATCATAACTACCATCACTTTTTCTAACTACACCATAATCTTTTCCATCACTAGCTTTAGCAACTAAAACATTTGGATTAGTTTTACTTTTTCTTACTTGATTACTATCAAATGTAAGTTTACCAAGTCTTTGAGTATTAGGTAATATTTTCATCTCTACCATGTTTTTCTAGCATACACTCTAAAAGCTTTTGACCTACTATCATTACCTTTTAAATTCTTTGCATGACGTGAGTAAAACGCATCTTTTCTTTTCTCTGATTTATGCTGTCTATAATCTTGCATAGATGAATCACCAAAGTGATGCCATTTATCTCCCATATATACAGCTATCTTTTTACCTTTATTATCAGACTTTTTAGTAGCACCATCTCTAGGAGTTTTACCACCATCAGCCATTTTAGGTAATATATTAGTATTAGGTAAAAGGTTATTTTTCATTATCTAATTTTTTAAAATCATAACAATAGTAATCACTTTCATCTACAACCCATCTTTCAGCTACTTTCTCACATATCCATTTCTTATTATCTACTAACCAATCAGGTCTTTCAGGAAATGGTTTATCAGTAAATGACATATCTTTCCACATCAATCTATTATTAGGTTGTATAGTAAAGTTGCCATCATCTAATCTTATAAAATGACCACACTTATATTGCGTAGGTTCTTCAGAAGAAGAATTATTATACCAATCAAATGTCATTATATAACTACCCCATTGAGTTTGTTTATCTTTAAACATAACTTGAACTCTCATTTCATCTAAGTAATTAAACTTAGTAACACTTATATCATTACCAAAACAATCCCATAACTGTAAGTAATGTAATTCATGTAGTGGAGCATCATCTTTTGAACATAACATGTGAATAGGAACTCTACTTCTCATAGCACCATTATCCATTAGTATATGAAATGTTAAAGCTCTACCTTCTATTGATTGTACTCCAAATACTACAACATCTGTAGTACCAGTAACAGAATCATCTTGTTGATATAAATGACTGTTTCTTAATTTAGCATAGAAATGTGGAATACTTATATTATGTGTCATACTAACAATTTTTCATCTTACCACCATATTTCATTTTACCAACATCAGGTAGTACATCTCCTTTACCACCAAATAACTTAGAAGCTGCTAGTGCTAATCCACCAACTGCTAAAGCACTACCTAATCCACCACCTTTAGTACCTATTGTTGGTGTCATCATTCCACCCATCATTTTACTATTAGCTTTAATCTTTCTTTCTTGCTTTAACATTTCAGATGTAGGTTTCTTAGGTGTAGCTCCAGTTCTTTTATTCTCTGCTGCTTTATTTCTTATATTCTTCCAGAGTGAGTTCTTTTCCATAGTTATTTGTTTTTAGTTTGCATGTATTCTCTAATCTTACTTTCAGGAACTAATTGTCTTTTACCACTACTATTCATTTCATAAAAGTATTTAGGTTTATTCATTATAGGTGACTTAGACATTAAATCATTTTTATTTCCTGATGACATTCTACTAAACTGTTCTGGAGTAAGTAAAGTTATTTTACCATTAACATCAGGTACTTCATAATATTGTTTCTTTGTTAATGGTGTTGGTGGAGTTTTTGGTGTAGGTTGTACAACAGGTGTAGTATCTATTTTAGTAGTTTCCATCTGTATCTTTTTATTACTAACAGTAGGAGTAACTTTAGGTTTATATTCTATTGGTTGTACTGGTTTTTGATAATAAGGAACTTTCCAACTATTGTTTCCATACCAACCTTTAGGTTTTATTGGTAATTGTTTTAAAAGAGCATCATATTCTGTTGTAGTTGGACCTGTATTAGAAGCATATTTTGCATAATATATATCACTATATAATTTTTTATCTTTAATTAGTTTTTCTATATCTTTAGAAGATTTATAAGAATAACCTTTATCAGATAATTCTCCTAAATTGACTTCTTTTCTCATACCTTTTATTATTTCATTAGCTTTATCATGAACATTTAAACTATCTTGATAAGCTCTTAAACGAGGGTCGTTTTTATCAGAAACATATATAGATTTTCTAGGAGGTTCTCCACCCATTTGCATCTTATTAATATTAGGTATTAATCTTTTCATTATTATTGTATTTTATCTTTTATAAATTCATCAAACTTATCTTCAGGTACTGTATAAACAATTCCATCTATAGTAACCTCATAAAAGTCTTTAGGTCTTTTAGCATTAGCAATTAAATCATCTTTTCTACCCACTCCATATTTCTCAAATTCTTCATGACTTAATAACATTACTTTATCTCCATAAGGTATCTCATATAAATTTACTTTCTTTATATTACTTATATCCAT